CGGTGAGGCATCACTTCCCACAGTCAGAGCAATGGTATCAGCAGGAGTACAATCATAGGTAGCGATACCAGAAGAAAATTGTGTGGTCAAATCCCCTGTACCTGTTTTCTCAATGGACATCGTAACCACAGAACCATTACTCGTCACATCAGCATCAAACGCTTCTTTAAACGTACCATTCCAAGCATTATGAACATAGTAATTTGTAGAAGTACCTTCCGTCATATCATCAAGGGAAACTTGACTTGCGCCAGTTCCCCAATCAATATGAGTATCATCAACACCATTTGCGGTTAAATCTAATGTGATAGCGGCAGTTTCGGCACCAGAATTCGCTACAGTAATAGTTGAATTACCGGCATCCGCAACCGTAGCCGCGTAATTTCCAGTGGTATCAGTTCCAAGTGTAACAGCATTGGCGGCAACCCCCTCAACAGCGGCAACATTAGAGGTCCAGGCAACATCACCATGATCTGCATCGGCCATATCTGCGGCAAGGATTAAATTATCTTGTATATTTGTCGCGGCCCCTGCTTCAGCATCACCAGCCGCATAGTTTCCAGTGGTATCGGTAGTCAATGCAACTGCATTAGAAGAAACAGCACCACCACTATCTAAATCAGTAGCAACACCAAGCAAAGCACCAATATTTATTTTCTTACTTAATGGCGTTCCATCTGGATCGTCAATAATATACATATCATCACCAGAAGTTGGGCTTGATATATCAGATAAAGCAGAACCTTTTGTATCTTGTGCATAAACATCAGCACTAAACAATATCAACAATAAAACAATTAATAGTTTCTTCATAGTTACTCCAATAGTAGTTTGTTACCTGTTTCTAGTAATAAATAAGACCCTGTTTCTAGCAGTAAAGCACCACCGACACTCCAAGTGGACAAAGCAGTTCGCAACCACGTATTAGTGGCAGAGCATACATATATATAACTACCATCCCATTCGATTTGGCCTTGTATTCCGGTATCTGTTGCGCTTGAAGGAGTGTTTGAGGATTGTATTAATAAACTATCTGTGGTTAATCTATCATTCGTATCATCCCATGATAATTTTGTATTATCTTCTCCAAGTCTTTTATTGAGATCGATAAATAATAAACTATCGGGAGTGCTGTTATTTATCCGGGAACCAACACGGATTTGCCTACTTGCAAAAGAAGTATTAGTTATGAATAATATAAATATCAGTATTAATAATATCTTTTTCATTATAACATAACTCCATATTCTAAAATCTGACTAACCTCAGAAGCAATTACATATAAATCCGCGCTAACTATATTATAATCAAATTCTAATTCATCACCGGATTCAAGAGCAAGAAAGTCAAGTGTTCCGTCATTCTGAACACCTGTCGTACCAATATACAGTTTTCCAGCATTATCATTATGGCCTTTAAATCTTAACCTTCTTGTTGATGTTGCTGTTATTGGTATGACTACCTCTGAAACACCTATGCCTGTAAGATTCGCAGTCATTTCAAACGCAGTAGGCGGCGAAGATAAAGAGGGTGTTAAAATTGCCCCATCTGCATCAACATTTGCAACTGCAAGAATATACCTGCTGGTCAATGAATCCAGGAAATGCTTATGGCGAGTGTGATCTACAAGTAATCTTCTTAATCCTGCATCTGTAAGCGACATTCAAACTCTCCATAATTAATTACCTTGCGTTGACAGCCGAAGTGCTACAGTTAATTACATCTGTTCCGTTGGTATTCACCTTAACTCCAAGTCTATATGCTGTTATATACTCAGATATTTCAATTAAGGTGTCAATTGTGGTAGTTGCATCAATCGTCAATGTTTCAATCAAGCCCCAGGTAGTCATTGCTGTACCAACTTGACCTTCAAGCCTAAAATCTAAACTTGTAGATCCTAATTGTGGTACGGAAATAGCAACTGTCTTTTTTCCAAAGTGTCCAGTTAAGTCAACTTCGCCGGAAGCGGCGGCAGACTCACCAGCCTCATTATATATATAAGTCGCAGAGGTTGGATTAAACGCAGTATAATGATCAATATGAAGTCCATAAGCCGCACCGGTAGTGAAATCAGTCACAGTTACTCCATTTGAATCACGGGCATCAGAAGGGCAAGGGCATACTGCCAACATAGAGAGTGAGAGGGCAATCGACATCAGCAGTATGCGCGGTGAAAGAATCTTTTTCCAGTTTGGCATTTTAATTCTCCTTAGTTCTTTACTGTTTCACTCGTTAAAGCAAAATAAAATTGTTCTAGTTGTCTTAAGTTCTTATAATATTTTTGTTCAGTTGGATTATATTTTATTGCTTTTTTTGTATAGATAAATGCGTTTGTTATATCCTTGGAAGCAAACCATTTGCGCGCAGTATGCATATCCGCATCAGCTTTAAACCTGAAGCCGGAAAATACTATTAAACAAACACATATATTAATTATTATTATTCTGTATACCATATAACGACCCGGCAATTAATGAGAAGAATAGTGTTACCGGAATATACCCGGGATTAAATTGGCGGAATATCAAATACGCACAGCATGAGGCGAACAATGTATAGAATAATTTAAGACCATGATATTCAGAAAATATAAAACTTCTTATTACTGAATACCCAAGATACATAAATGATAAAAAGCCAACTATGCCCAACTTAGCACATTGACCTATAAATATATTGTGTGGTCTTACATTGTCAAGCCCAACACCAAAAAATGGATAGGCTTTAATCGCTCCCCAGCCACCAGCATATAAGCTCAATCTAGGAGCATAGTCATTATGGTGAGTAAACCGAGAATATAGATTAACAATTCCGTGAGTATTCGCACTTATAAATATCCCCGAGATTAAAACAATAATAAATAAGGATAAAACGGTAATCATAAACAATTTATTACCCCTATACATATACATCAGAGGAATAGAAACCAAGATAGTTGCGATTAACCCGGACCTTGCCTGTGCAATAAACAAGCAGAAAACAAATAAAATCAATACAGGTAATAACCAAATATTCATAGTTCTATTCATTTCATATAAAATTATCGGTATCATCATTGCAATAAAACACCCGAAGAAAACCGGCTGGCCGAATGTTGAATAAACCCGGCCCCACATAGGGAGTGAAACATATCTGCTTATTCCTAATTTCTGACCTACCCCAAGCACGCAACAGTAAATCCCGGCAATAATTAAAAAGCGAAAGGCGATTCTGATATTATTCTTATTTATATAATTCACTGACAAATAAAACAACGCCAGGTAAGCTATTAAATCCAGAACACCACCATGTTGCTTATATGCACCGAAAAAAGAAGTAACCCAATTCATACCGAAGAAGCAAGAAAGCATACAGGAAGACAAATAAATACCAATCGCAAGATTAACACCACTTGTCTTCCTGAAAAAACCTTCTTTGAATCCTTTTACGGCCCACAATATACAAGCGATTGAAACGCCTGTAAACATCAACAGTAATTTAGGGCTGTCAAATGTTGTATCTGAGATCCACAAAGAAACAGATCCAAGCACAGCGCAAACCGTAGATATTAATATATAAAATATTACTCTGTTGATTCCCATTCCATTTTTATAGCGTGAATATCAACAGTATCAGTAAACATTGAAGCCGATTCATCTACCCATAAATCAAAGTAAACATTATCGTCAATAGCAATAGTGGTTACTTCAAAATTCAATTGAGTAATTTGAACCTTATCTGCCTCACCCGACCAAGTAATATCTTCTACTGCGGTAAATGCAGTAGGAGCGGCATCAACGGTTTCTGAATCAGTAATTGATAATACCGTCATATCGAATGTGACAGTATCGAGAGCGGTTTCTGCAGATTCACAGGACCAGAATATATTCATTCTACCAGAATCAGCCACATAGCCATCAGGCACAGCCCATGCGAACATAATATGGTCATCGCCGGTAGACCCACCATCCGCGTCAAATTGTAACGACTGCCATGCGTTACCAGTGCTACCAACAGTAATAGTTCTGTTCGGTGATGTCAACGCTCCATCAATAATATCTGCCGGTAATAACGTGCTCATTACTGTTCGGCCACCAGTAAATACAATCTGATCAGTTACCCTTAACTTACCTTTAATCAGCGTGTTGCCATTGTGAAACGTAGGCCAAGTTTCACTAAATGAAGTCGATGCAAAGGCAAACATCGAAAAGGCAAGTACGCACATACCTATTTTTAAATTTTTAAACATTAGAATGACTCCATTAAACGATCAACAACACGGATAAAGTCTGCATAATTCTTCTGAATTAAAACTTTGGTGAGTTTGTCACGGCGAACAGAATTTAACGTAACCATATCTACAGCACGACAAGCCCGGCAATACAACTTATCCATCGCTTCCCTCTGCTGATTTGTATCTTTCTTTTTAATAGCAATATCCCTGTCACGGTGTTTCCTATTAATTCGTTTACGGTCATCTGTTATAGTCGCAACCATTTCAACCCCCAAAGTTTTAATTAGAATTAACTCTTATAAATTATTACTTAATTATTTAAGCAATAACATCTGTATAAAGATAACCACTTGCGGCCGCAGTTATTTTTTCAACAGCAATATCAAACTGAACATCGATGATTTCATTCTTTCTGTCCTTGAATGTTTCAGTCTTTCGACCTTCTGCCTGGAACGTATACGCAAACGTAGGGTCCATTTTAACTGGATTGGATTTCTTGTTTACATAACCTATCCAAACATAATCACCCCATATTCTGCCAATTGCTTCAGTAGCACCCGGTAAAGAAGTTACATTACGGCTACCTGGAACAACAAGGTCAAGGCCAAACAGAGAAGGAACAATCATATCATCTGTAAGCAACTTAGAATCAAGTGATTTGATCAACGCTCTGATTTGAGGATGCTGACGGATTTTTCTCCAAGTTGTAATTGGAATCATTATTGTATTTGGCTCAAATCCTGCAAGAGCAACAACCTCACGAGAGGTTTCAATTGCGGCCTCTGGATCACTATTAACAAAATCACTCCACTGGCTTGTACCAGATAGCGTAGATTTATGATCTGAAGCGTAATTCCCTGCAGTTGTGAACAAATCAGCAACTCTTTTTTCTTTCTTGATCATCAGCAAAGACAATAACCCTTCCTGAATAGACTCAGCAAGTTTCAATTCTTTATTCTTATGCTGTTTAAACTCACGAGGATCGATAGGTTTAGCAAGTGAATGAGCTACAGCGCTATAAGTATTCTCG